ACAATATGTACACGTGTATGCATCCCTACGCAACACCTGAAGTCTTAGCTTTTTCCAATGTGGTGTCCTTCTATATGGTTTTAGTGCCAATTCAACCTCACAAGATGTTGTAATGCTTTACACCAACTACCACTATATCTAGCATCTATGTATTGTACATGTTTATCTATTTGCTTGAATGCATCCCATTGTGGTGCATAGTCACTCATATGTTGGAATAGTCCATAAGCACCAGTAGTCTTATTAACAGCATCATATCTAAATGAGCTCTCTCTATGCGCTAACTCAAGCGCACATTCAAACTCATCCCAATCTCTTATTTCATTATGTAGATACAGCTTTACATTCATCTTGTTATAAGGATTAAACGGCTTTTCTTCTATTGGTACTGTTTGTAATGCTTGTGTACCGGCAACGCTAAATGTCGTTGCCATCAGCATTACGACAATAGCTCGCCCCAATGATTGGCGGCGAAGAGCGCTGCCCCTCAGGCGCGCTAGCCGCTCAATCATACCGACCGTGTCAAGTTCATTGGTCATTTGTGCGTATCCTTTCGGCGTGTCGCAGTCATTGTGACCTGCATCACACTAGTTAGATTTGCCCCAACCATCACCCTTAAAATGTATCGCGGGTGCTGAGAATTGTTTTGTCATTGGTATCTGGCAAGGTTGGCACCAGATGGTTGCGTTTGAGTAAACGCTAAATGTTTCTTCTACCGTTATTTGGCATTGTTCACATTTGAATGTATATGTTGGCATGGTTCACACCTTTCTCTCACACCGTAAATCCATAGGCCACAGCCTGTGCATCTATGTATGAGTAACGGTTCAGTAGCCACTAGCTTTCAATGCCTGTTACATCTGAGCCGTCTCTACCAGCTCCCACAGGCAGCGCATGTTGCCAACCTTGCTCTTTTAGGTATTCTGCTACAATTCGCTGCGTTGCGTAGCCCCTATGTTTACGGCTTTGTGACATATCAGTTTGACCTCACATGACATGTGCGACATTCGCACGGCTTAGCTGCCCCCGCAGTTAATGGCTCGTTACAATTGTCGCACACGTCTAGTCGTCTGTCTAATACCAACATATACATCACCCCGCAATCAAATCTGCATCTTCATCACGGAATGACCATTTGCCATTCTGGTCTAAAACCATCCAAACCATCTTGCATTGTTCAGATTTCATTTTCATAGGAAGAGAACAGCCATAACCACGATAAGGACCATTCTTCCCAGTGCCTTCACGCAGTACACGATTTCCATGCTTACATCTCGGAACAGGTTCCGCGCCCAAATTCTTGATAACCAAATCAGCTGCGTCTTCAAAAGCGGGTTCAAGGTCAGCCGGCGGCTCAATTGTCGTATCCCAGATAACTTCTGCGTTTGGATTGTGTTCATTTAGAAACTTCTTGTGTTCTTCGGTGCGTACACGTATGGGTGCGCTACTTGCTTGAGAGTCGTTAACCTTAGCCATTTCCAAAGATGAAGGCCGCTTTCCTTTAGCAGATAATCCGAGATTTGCCAAGCATCTTCCAATTGCAGAGCTCTCGCAATTCTCAAGCCAAAAATCACGGTCAACACCACGGTCTTTGCGAGCACCACGCGCGTAACCAACAGAGGAAGGAGCAGTATCAGCGTAGGTGCGGAAAGCTGATGCCTTAAAAACAACAATCCCCTTTTCTTCGTTGTTACTGATGAGCTCTGTGATAATGGCACCGTCTTCGTATGTTGCATAAAACTTGTGTATTCTGGTATCGACATCTTCATAATTCTCCAAATTGAACATCTAATTGAACCTTTCCTTTTGCATAGTCAATCTGCTCTTGTAGCTTCCAGATTGTTCCATTCCAATCCTGGACTTCTTGTGCACAAGAAAGTCGTCCCAGTCCCGGACAGCCATGGAGCCGGCAATTGCCCAGTAGCTGACCGCGTCCAAATAATTATCATAATTTGACTTAGATTCCATTGTTCTTGCGAGCTTGACCAATGCCATACAGATTGCAACGTCCATTGGGTCAATTTCTCGCTCGAGAAAGTCTGACCATAACTTTGCCGTTCTAAGCATTGTGAGGTCGTAATGACCATGCGTGAGTCCTCTTTCGGCAATGGTGTCAGCTGCTTCATTTAAGATTTCTCTCGCCGTATATTGCTTTTGCCCTGCGGTATCCATGTACGTAGCCCTTCTTGTAGTGTTTTGTTTCTGCTAAGTTGTAGCCCGCATAGAAAAATGCAACCATGCAAAGCCAGAATAACCAATTGTCAATAGACCAGCGGATAATGTCTGTGATACTCATGCGACTTCATCCGCAACATTAAATACATCAAGGAAGTAAGCGCCAATTGTTTCTCTAGATAAGCGCCCTTTTTGTTTTCCAAGTCCTAAATTAGTTTTAGCATATTTGCGCAGCTCTGTGGCGTGCACATAATTGCCTTTACCGTCTGTGTAGCACTTGGTTTTACGGTCATACACAATCATTTGCCCTAATACCCCTTTCAATAGGTATTTCAATTACCTATTAGACAGGGTTAATTGCTATTTGTCTAGTGGCGACACGCCGGGAGCATCTCTAAATTATCTATTGAGTCATCAATCGTAGGTGAATGTTCTTTTGTACAGACCCCACAGGCCTTACACATTAGCCGTAACGCTTGCCTTCGACCACAAAGCTGCCTTGTTTATCTATAGGCACAGCCACAGGCGTAACACCTTTACGGTCTACATAAAGCAAACCAAAACCTTTTTGCCAGTTGAATGACACTCTTTCCGTGTCTCCTAGCGGCTCCTAGGGCCGTTAAACCGGCATTCTGGTTAATGCTTTGCTCATCTCCGTGAACCATAATCCAGTCATTGGTAATCTCGTATGGCTTACGGTGGAACTTGATACCAAGATTCTTAAGCCCCATAAAGTTTTCATACTCAAGCTCAGGCAATCCTATAAGGCCTGGGAGCCTAGAGCTTAAGGATTTGTAGAGTCGGTCTGTGTGGTTACTTCTGACGATATGGGTAATCTGTAACTCATAGAGAACGCGCTGGCAAGTGTCTCTATCGCGGCCAATTGTGCCTGACCATTCATCCCGTCCAGTTGAGAAACGTGAGACGGTCTGAAAATCCAGCTCATCACCAACGCATAGAACGTCATCAGGCTTCCATTTTCTGATGAATGCGGCAACATTCTTGACTGCTCGCTCATCATGAAATGGCACCTGCAAGTCTGAAATGACCGCGATTCGCTTCATTCATCCTCATCATCTTCAAATGGAGAATGGTCTGGGTTTTCTACCTGCCAGTCAGGTAAGCGTGGCATGTGAAATACGCTAGTTACGTAGTCCATTGCTTGTTCTTTTGTAAATCCTTGGCGTTGCATAGCAAGCCAGGTTTCATGCACAAGAACAGCCCAGACATCTAGGTCGCTTAACGGCTGGCGCTTATCGCGTTTGGCAGCTAATTCCTTAGCCTTACGCTTAGCGGCGCGTTCGCTTTTTGTTGGTTTTCTTGCGCTCATTAGTAAGCAATTCTAGAACCATGTTCTCGAGTTTATCCATGCGCGACACGAGGTTTGATGCTTCAATAATTCCTGGAACCTCATGGCGAATAATGTAACGAAGCCCACCGACAATTAGTGCACAACAAGAAAGAATGGCTGCAACAAACGCAGCCCATTCTGCCGGACTCACTTTCTCTTAGGTGATGCGTAGCCCAACACGCATGCTGTAAGAGCTCCGAGGATGGAGCGTGCTTCAAAACTAAAGTCATCTATCTGCCAAGCTGCAAGGAATGAAGCTAGTGCATAGACGTACGCTTTAGCCTTTGAGGATAGCAAGGTCGAACGGTCTGCCATCTTTATCACCTTTCTTTGTGAATGAAATATGGATGTGCGTGTTATGCGGATTTACTCCGGTGTATTTTCTCCAACGCCATAGGCTTCTTCTGCTTGCAATCTTTCCAGAATAGATGCAATAGCTAAATCTTCTATCACGTCTGGCAAGTAGTCGAAGCTGATTCGCAAATACATAACTGGCTTTGGGGTCATCAGTAAGATTGGCATCAAAGTCAACGGCGCGTACCCAGCCTTCAGCAGTAGGATTGTGATCGGACTTACGAGCTGAATGAGACGAGTCACCGACCCAACCATCCGAACGTCTATCTCTATTGGGGAACGCACGGTTAACCTGATTTCTTAGAGTTACACCTGCTGCGCATAGTTTTGGATTTGGCATACTTCTATGAGAGTGTTCCACTTTCTTCGGCTGTTGGGTCTTCCAACCAGCGAAGGTAACGTTGGTAATCTGAATTACCAGGGTCTTTTGGAATACTGTAAAGAACGCCATTTTCTTCATATTGAATTACAGAATTTCCCATTGGGCTTGTTACTTCTACATAATTTCTCATTATAACTCCGCCTGTGCTGCTAGAAATCCGCTAGCATTTAGAATAAATAAAGTTCCACAATGTCCAGCAGTTCCGGAAATTTCCGTTGAATTGTATATGTTAATGAATTTATTTCCTGCCGTATCTAATGTGAACGAATTAAAATCATCGTTTGCTCCATTACGGACAAATCTATAATAATTTGTTCCAGAAGTGGAAGATATCGTTGGTGTTGTTCTCATCTCAACAGGTAAATGAACGCCAAAAATTGCTAAGGTCGCACTGTAATTGTATCCCAATGAAACAGGTTGAGATGTTGAGTTTCCAAGTAAAACATAATACCTTTGGCAAGCGGCTAACTCCCCTGCGAGTGTGCCTGTGGCTGTTTGGAAAGCGGTGGCTACTGAGCCTGCTTCGGCTTGGACTCCCCAAATATCAAACGTTGCGTTTTGTGTTCCAACTGAAGTTCCATAACCGTTGGCTTGGTCTGAAAAAACTAAAGTAATTTGTAAATAAGAACTGTTGGCTGATGAGCCGATAGTTTTACCGGAAATAGAAGGAACTGTTGCGGTTACTGAATATCTTGTCCAACTCGTTGATATGGTAACTGACCCTGCGCCAGTAGTTACTTGAGCCGAAGGACTACCGCCAGAACCAAAATTTTGACCAAAAGAAATTCCAATTTTTGGAGTTCCACTAGCGGCTTTTGCCCAGAATGAAACAGTAATAGTTTGTCCTGCAAAAGTTCTGACATCTTCTATATTTTGAAACAATACTGCTTGCGCAGTTCCACCAGTTTGACCAGTTACAGCCATGCGAGCAAAATTACGAGCCTCATAACCTGCTACTGGCGCAGCACCAGTTGTAAATGTTTGTGCAGAATAAGTAGTAGTTCCACTTACATAATAATAAGCCCATCTATCAAAACCATAAGCAAAAGTGCTTGTATCGCTCGAGAAGTTTCTTTGGTTGATAAAAAAATCACCATTGATAATCTTATTCTTACCAGCAGCATAATCGCCTTGCCATCTCAATCCGGTGGTGGCGGAACTATCTGCTACGAGTGTTTCGCCGTTGTTGCCAACTGCTAGGCGAGCATCTGTGGTGCTGTATGTGTAAAGGTCACCTTTAGTTGTTAATGGTGAAGCACTACCGCCAATTGAAACCCAAGCAGAGCCATTATATTTTTCTACGGCATCTGTATCTTTTAAGTATGTCACCATACCTTCAGCCAATACGCCAGAAAGCGCAGTAGTACGCGCGGTAGCATCAGCGAATACCATAACCGTTTGTTCTTGTAAATAAGTATTAACCTGAGCTGCGGTTAACACATCTCCGGTGTTAAACAGCTTGTAACCTGCGCCTGCCATATTTCTCCTTTAGTAGCTCAGGACATCTGAGCCAAGTATACCGTCTACATTGCTATCTAACACGAACCCTGCTAGTAGCGGTTCTGAGGTTAGTAAAGTCGTGACAAATGATGATTTGGTGATGTCGTGGTTTATGCCAATGACCACGCTGGACTGTGT